CGCCGTGAGAAATAGCCTTCCGTTGCTGAACCAGCTATATCAAATTTCTGCTTCCAGTGTTCAATCTCTTGTAATTCTGCAATCTTCGAGGGATTGTTAAGAAGCAACTCAAAAGATAAAAGGTCGTCGCCGCGGAATCCTAACGTATAAAGATGAATAATGCTTATCTTTGTCAACTCAGCAATTATCACTCGCTGCAATCGTTGAATTGTTCGGGAAAAACGAATATCTTTTTGTGCTAATGTGGTCTTATCTTCTTCAGCGCCTTCGCCCATGGTCAAATAAGATTGAGGTATCTTTAAAGCTGAGAAAAGCTTATCACGTAAATATTTAATATCATCAATAGCCGTAATATTGGTGGCTCCCGCCAACGACTCAATCGTTGTGGCTGAGCCAGGACGTACGGGAATAAAATAATCTTCCTCAATAGACATAGGGTTGTACCGTAGGTCGACGCGGCCCGTGTCGGGATCTACTACCGAATGGCGTTTGAGTTGAGTGACAATCTTTTCCATAAATTGCTCCACATCTTCGGGCGGCACACCTCCTACATCTATTTTAAAAACACGCCGCTCGGAAGAACGGACGACTCGATATGCCATCATCGCATCTTCCATTAAAACTAACTGGCGCCAGATGCGACGGGCGGGCTCTAAAATAGATGTTCCGTATGGCATATACTTATCATTGCCCAAAATCCGAAAATGAGAAATCTGCCAATTCTCGAATGTCATACCTGCCGAATTCCATTGATATTGAACATAGTTAGGGTTGGTGGCGTCTTTTCCTTCCAGACGCTCGATCTCTTGAGGGGGCAGAGCGATAACTGTTTGAACTCCATACTTATCATCAATATCCAAATACAAAAAGAAATCGCCATATTTACACATGGTCCGAGCCCACCCAAAAAGATTATATTCTAGATTTAAAATATTGCTAAAGAGAACCGCTAGTACAGCTTTAATCTCCTCATTAGAACATTTAATGTTTAGCATTGGACGCAACGCAGAATAAGTGGTCATCTCATCCGCGTAAATATCTAAAGTGGATGCAATTTCAGGCATATATTCCATTTGATCAAAATCTATATATCGCTCTGAACGGCGTTGATTTTGAATCGCATTAGTGGAAATAGTGTCAAGAGGATTGTATAAGGTTTTCTTAAACTGTTGCCCAGACGCCGACTTGAACCGTGAACTAAATTTATCAAGATGCTGACGTCGAATCCTTCGGCCGGACTGAGATCTGTAATTAATTATAGGTCCCGAAAAAAGGCGAGTCAGAGCTTTAAAAAGATCGGTATTGCGATTAATCGGATTGTTACTATTAGGTTGTCTAGGGGCCATTTATTATCTCACTTCACTTAATGATCCATTTATATTGATCATATATTTTTTTTGCTTCCGTCATTTTATCAAAAACATTATCTTTTTTGTAGCCATGTTGTCCTTTAATTCTGGTATCCATAGTTGTACTCACGCTATAGATCGCAGACACAAAGGCTTTTTGATAGTTTAAATCGCGCGCATTTGCTTGCAGTGCGGTATCTCTCACCCAGCACGCTATAGCGAGCGCCATGATTAAATCATCGTTGTATCCCTTCATTGCTTGCGGCCTACCATTCCTCCAAATAAATGTTTTCATCTCATTGACGGTACGAGAAGAATATACGGTAATTAGTTTGTTTCTGATAAACTCCTCTAATTTAGCCACTATGAGGGGGCGCGTTTTCATGGACGTGGTAAATCCCGGTACTGCAGAACTTCTTACCTCTGCTTGATGTTGTTCGATATATTCATGAGTAGACTTGATCGAATGATAAACATTCGGATAATTAAACTCGTTGATGAGCTTATCCAATACGGAATAGCCAATATTGTTATTTTCCACCACCATCATGCAATTACCAAATTCTCGACCGACACTATTGAGCATATTGGCAAACATATCTATAGTAGGTTTCCCTTGATATTCGCCCATGATCTCTAAAGTTTCCAGCTTGATGATATGAAATGTAGAATAATCCGCACCATCCCCCCGTGACACATCCGCTACAAGCAAGTAATTGCAACTAGGATCGAACTCTTCCCAAATCCAAAAGTTGCGATCAAAACCAGTCCGATACTTAGGCTCCTTTATGTTGCCGAGAAGCCATTCCATACAATCAGGATCAATCACAGTTTCGCCCGATGTATTGAAGTTGCATTGTAACTCTTGAGCGATTTGTCGCTTAGACATGTTCTTGGTTTCTTTCTTATACCATTCTTGATCCCGATCAGGATGAACGTCCCACGGCAACGTAGTCAAATGAAAATTATTGGTACCCGATTCTGCGTCATTACATGTTTTATGAAACCAATTTCCCACGCCGTTGGGAGTAGACAAAGCGATGCAACGACCACCCGTCGATAAAGTGGGATATAGACCAGTCCATAGTTCGTCGAGATTTTCAATATGAGCAGCCTCATCGAGCACCAATAACGAGAGCGCCTCAGAGCGTCCGGCATCCCCCGAAGTCGAAGCCGCCTTGATCGAAGATCCATTAGAAAGCTCGAAAGACGTCCGATTATCAACGCTAATAGTGGCAATCTTCAGCCAATCAGGAACATTTCGCATAATATGTTTAACTTTCTTGACCAAGTTTCCAGCGGTAGCAAATTTGGTGGCCATAACTAAGATAGCCTTGTCGCGATGAAACAGCATCATCCAAACAATATAGCCGGCGGTAATGGTTGATATGCCCAATTGGCGCGCTTTCAAAATAACGTTAAAACGATAATCATTAAAATCGGTAAGAAGCGTGTCTTGAAAGTCGAAAGTGTTAAAAAGAATAAGTCCATGTAAGGGGTGTGAGATGCGCGCATAATTATTGAGAAAATAAGACGGATCTTTTCCACTCTTAAGTATCTCTTTTACTTTTTCTTCTTTGGATAATTGAAAACTCATTAATCATTTTATACTGTTTGATACTCGTGTTCATAGCGATTGCGAAGCATATTTAAAAATTTCTGCAGATATTGAAGAATATTTTGGCCATCTGGTAAATATTCCATGCTTCGGTGCACTTCTGCTCTAAATTCTTCCGGTGATGCAGATTTGCTAAAATCCTTCCATCTATTTAAAAACCAATCAAGCTGACCAGAAGTCGAGGCTGGTTGGTCGGAAGCAGAAATTTTAGGAAGCGGTGGCCGCGGCTCAGTGGTGGCTGGAACCTTTGAGGGTACCCGCGCCTGATCGGTAGCTAACTTATCAGCAGCTATCAGATCAGCTTCTCGGGCTGCAGCTAAGCCCCCGGCTCTATCATATCTATTCTGGCGCGCTGGGTTCGACATTAAATAAACCAATGCGCCTAGACCTTCCTCCTCTGCTCTTTTTAATTCTTCGGAGTCCGTGGAGGTAACGAACCCTCGGGCGCGCGCTTCTTTGGAACGGGGGTATCGCTGAGCCGTGTGAAACGCGCGGGCCGCTTCTGCTGAATCTCTTGGATAAAGATGCTGGTACTGAACCTCTGTGAGTACGCGTGCACGCAACTCCTGTTCAATCAGGTGAATATAATACTCTTCTACGACAAGGCGCCGCAAATTTGTTTGAGTTATCTTCATTAGTCCTTCTTCCGCGTATCGTTAGACGGGCGTGGTCCTTTCCACCCCCCTTGTTCTAAAAAGCTTTTCCAACTAGCTTCCACAGGCGCAGTTGAGCCCGTGTCATTATTCATCTCTTCGCCCAGTCCCCCGATACGATAATGCTTCTTTGCTTGTACCCAGCTGCGAACCCGGGACGAGTTCTGCACCAAGACGTCAATTTCGCCCTCTTCCGTCAAACTAACGCTATTGCCAGTGATCTTTTTATATTCTTTTTTGATCCAGCCGGATATGTCAGTCAGTCGCTGATCCATCTCACCCTCAAATCCCGCTGCGTAGACTTCCTTTAGCTGAATTTCAGATTGATATGTAAGGCACATCATATTTCCATAAAACTTCACATTAAATCCATCCATCACTCGTCGATCAATGAGAGCGTCACCCTCCTCGCGTCTCAAGATTCCAGGCTTTGCGGGCTCATAATCCTCACCCAATGCACCGTCATAAGCGTTAGCAGCTGCTTGTGCTAAGCCCTGTACAATTTCATAAATTGTTGCCATTATTTGTCTCCTTCATTATTAGTGGCTGACCCCTGTTGTGCTTGCTGCGCAGCGGCCGCTTGTTGGATAGATGTTTGGAGATATTTTCCCCACATCTTAAAAAATCTGTTAAGCAATTGATATGCGGGTCCTTCGTCAATTTCTATCTCTTCTGCACCTAGCTGAAGCGCGTCCATAATCTTTTTAACAAGCTTGTTTTCATTAGGAGTAACTTTTTTATCTTGCCCCAATTCCTGAAAGGCCTTGCCAGCAGCAAAAAAATTCTTCTTCATTTGCCCTGCTGTGACACCGGCGCCTTGGGCCAATGCCGAAGTATCTACTTCAGGCGCCTCAAGTTCAGATTCTCCCGATTGTTCCACTAAGACTTCTTTAATTAACTCATAGAGTTTTTCTTCAGTCAGTTTGCTCATTTGGTCTCCATCCGGCTTTCCATCGCTCCTCTCTGTCCTCTACGTATTTGATATAGCATTTTGCGCAACATTCAAATTTAACCAAGCATACATCATCTAAAGTTTTTTGAGGCTGCGCCCCACAAACAGAACAATATACTACCGATTCTCTATTAAGTAGTTTTTTTGACACCTTAATCCCATTAATATCAATTTTCTCCTGCCACTGTTCATTAATGTCAGACTTCTTATAAAAGTCTTTCATTTGCTGTAAGTATTCTCGCTCTTTCTCGGGGTTCCAATTGCCCTTCGGATTTTGCACGGCTTCACGACCATATTTTTTAGAAATAGCTTTTTCAATAGCCGCAATTTTGTTAAAATCTTTACTCATTAAACCCTCTATAGGCGGCATATGTAATCCCAACTCCTGCGGCCACTCCGCCTGCAAACCACCACCATTTCCTGGCTGGCGCTTGCGACAGTAGTGTTTCTTGTAGAGTCGCAATTTCTATATCTTTTTGCTCAATACGCAAATCATACTCTTGGGTAAGGGCATCGAGCCGGATCTGAAAATTATCTCGTTCTAATTGAAATTGGGTGGACTGGACATTGATCTGGTACTCAATTTCCAAATCACACTCTAAGCGATATTCCATCGGGAGCACCAATAATTCCGCGATGCCACGCTTGTTAAACAAAACACCCTCAAAGGGTGCGGGCTCATTCTCTCCAAGAATGGTAAATTGGGGTGGTTCACCAGCGTGAGCCGCCATCGAAAATAATAACGCTTTAAGGAACATACTGAAATCCGAATGTGTCTGCTACTTGTTCTGCGAGTTCTTCTTTGTTTTCTGTGAATTGTCGACGGTTATCGATCGTTGTTTCAATTTCAACAATTCGTTCCTCAACCACCACTTCAATCTCATCTCTGTCCTCTTCATATTCTCTCTCCAATAATTCTAATGCGTCACGATAGGTTTGCAATGCTTGTTCTTTCTTTTCTAATTCTTCGGCGTGAATTTCTTGCAAACCTTCGATTTGATTCTGAAGAGACTGCTGGCTTGTTTGATGAGCGTTCTCAAGTTGTCTATAATCATAACGCATTTTTCCAATAACTGTAAGCAAAAGGACAATAATTGTTATTTCTTTCCAGTTTTTCTTTGCGACGCAAGCAACTTTAAGCCAGTCAACTTTAATCATCAAACACCTTTCATTCTAGCGATGCCATCAATGATAGCCTGTCCACCGATATAGATGGCGGAAATCATCACCCAATCTCCAGATGCCAAATCCGAAAAAGCCAATAAGCCTGTAGCTGTCAACCAAACCATAAATTTGCGCGAGATGGCCTTCTCGACCAATCTATCTAATTTTCCTTGTACATAATTCATCATTTTTTACCTTTCTTTTTATATTCACCACTCTGCGTGAGGCGCCCTTCTTTGTCCATGTTGATTGCCATAGCCACCGCTTGATCATGCGGGATATCTTCTTCGGACTCTAGGTGTGAAATCTTCTTGGATACTCTATCGTCATCACGCTTATATGCAACTCCCATCCCCATATATTGCCCTGCTTCTAATATTGCCGTTATCTCTTCGCGGATCATCTCTTCTAGTCCTGGGCTGCGGATTTTTCCTTGAGGAGGCAAATCAACCGGGACCCGTTCTCTGCTTCCGAAACCTGCCTGCCGGCGCATTTCAGGTTCGGGCTCTTCTTCCACGTCATGCATCTCAATATCTACATCAGGCAACTGTCTGTATACTTGTAGGAATAACTCAGAAACATTATCGGGATCCATTCCCTGTACAAGACCAGCAATGCCACCGACAAGATTGTCCACTGGAATGGTTGATAATTCTTCTTTGATAATTTGTTTAAGTTGTGTTTTCGTGATTTTCATTTTGGTTTTCCTATGTCGCTAATCCATTCATACTTAAATATCTTGATGCTTTCCGTGATGTGGCTTACCAAGGTCATCAAAGATTTCAGCAATT